CGATCTGTCAAGAAAAAATTAAATCCAAATTATGTGAAAAAAGATGGGGTAAAAACTTGCATGATATTAATTTAAAGTGTAATTTTGTATTAAATTAATTATATAGAGAAAAGCGGGTATAGCTTAGTTATAAGGTAGTAGCCGATATTCAGTCGGATGGGAGAGGGGCAAAAGCACAAGGTTATCACTCCTTAACAAAAAAAGTGAGGGATGTCCTATCGGCTATTTCTTATAGCTAATGTATAAACACACTATTAAAATTAACTAAAGAATGGAATACGAATTAGAAAAGATAGAATACAGTAAGGATGTGTTAAGTATAAATTGGGTTATGATTTTGAAACAGCATGGTGTTACGATTTTGAAATTAGTGGCACGAAAAATGTAGCGTTATGATCTATTTCATTCTTGGATGGTTATTGTACCAAGTAGACGCACCTTTTTGGATGTGGACACTATATGGGATATATTTGGCATTTTCGGTACTTAATTATTTTGTAAGTTATGGAAAAAATAGAAATAAGTAATGTAGAACGTCATTCTATCAATCCAAAGTTTCAAAGCAAAGCATACAGCGATGTTTATAAAATGGATTGTGAGGAAGGCTTTGAGATTGACGATGATTATTTCAAAGAAGGCTGCAAAAGATTTGATATTTATAAAAGTCAGCAAACATTGTTTTAATGGGAAGGGTAAGAAAGCAGAGAGAGATTAAAAGACTAAGTGGTACTTTAAGGGCGGACACAGGTAACGACCTTCAGCCTGTATATCCGATAGTAAGGGCTGGTGAAGCACCTACATTCATCAATGACATTGCAAAAGAAGAATATTACAGGTTAGAGGAATTATTATCGAAGCAGAATGTACTTCAGGAAACCGATAGAATGATGTTGGCGATTTACTGCAATGAACTTAGCGTCTATTGGAATGCTATTTTAAGCATGAAGGATGAAAGTGTGGTTGCAGGTGGTAGTCCGGGCAAGAGAGCAATAGCAGCAGAATACAAGGTGGCAGCCATAGCCTTAAAGAACATTATCAAGATAGCGGAGAAGTTTGGGTTAACACCAAGTGACAGACCACGAATTTATATTAGCGAGAAGCCGGAAGATGGCGACCCGATGGAAGATTTAGTTGATTAAAAATAAAAACAAGAACAATGGAATTTAAACATGAATTAGGTAAAAAAGCAAAAGACAAAATTACCTTATTTGAAGGTATTATAGTTGGTAGGGCTGAACATTTATTCGGGTGTGCAACTTATGGACTTGCACCTCAATCTTATGATAAAGAAAAACAAAAGAGAGGTGAAACGGAGTGGTTTGACGAAGGAAGGTTGGAAATTATTGGAGATGGGATAACAAGAGAAGAAGTATCAACCGAAATACCAGGATGTGATTATAGAGATCATCCTTAAAAAATGACAGGTTACGACAGATACATAAAAGACGTTCAAAGCGGAAAGCAATTAAGTTGCGAATACGTTAAATTGGCAGTTCAGCGTCATATTAACGACTTAGAGCGTACAGACATATATTTTGACCGAGAGGAAGCGGACAAGTCAATAGCATTCTTCAGACGTTTAAGGCACACTAAGGGCGAATATCAGAACAAATTGTTCCAGCTTACCGATTGGCAGGAATTTATTATTGCAATGGTGTATGGGTGGAAGCGAAAAGACGGAAGGCGAAGGTTCAGGAAGGTTTACAATGAGGTAGCAAGGAAGAACGGAAAGACAGAGTTATTGGGAGCAGCTACCTTAAAAGCCTTAATTGCAGATGGGGAGAAGGGTGCAGAGGTATATTCAGCAGCCACGAAAAAAGACCAAGCCAAGTTTGTGTTCAATGCTGCCAAGTACATGGGTATCAAATTAAGGACTGAAAGCAAGATTGTAAACAATAAATTGGAAATTCAGTCCGTAAGGATGAATGTTTTGAGTACAAACAGCTTTTTTGAGCCTTTATCAAGTGATTCAGACAAATTAGACGGTTTGAACACTTCTTTTGCTGCAATAGACGAATACGGAGCGCACAAGACCAATGAACTGTTAAAAGTCATTGAAACGTCAATGGGAAGCCGTTTACAGCCACTTTTATGGGTAATCACAACAGCATACTTTGACAGAGAAGCCCCATGTTATCATTTTAGGGATGTTTGTATCAAAATGTTAAGAGGTCAGGTAGTAGATGATAGCCTTTTTGCTATAATATACACTTTAGACGAAGGTGATGATTGGAAAGATAAGAATATGTGGGTTAAGGCGAATCCTTCAATCGGACTTACACCTTATTGGGAAACGATGGAAGATGCTTTCACAAGAGCAATAAACGAAGGACAGGTAGCAGAAATTCAATTTAAGACCAAACACTTAAACATTTGGACAACCACAGGAAGTACATGGATCCCAGATGATGTGTACCAAGAAGCCTATGATGAATACACAGAAGAAGATTTAGAAGGTGAAGAATGCTACGGGGCGTTAGATTTAGCCACAGAGAGGGATATTGCGGCTTATGCGCTGTTTTTTCCTAAAAGTAAGCGGTTTTTGCATTATTATTTCTGTCCTGAAGCTAAAATATTGGATAGGAAGCAAGGGGACGGAGTTGATTACCGACAATGGGAAGCAGACGGTCATATTATTGCTACAGCCGGGGATTGGATAGATTTTAAGGCTATAAAGGAAAAAGTGTTGGAATCTATAACAAAATATCGGGTAAAAGAGATAGAATATGATCCCTGGGGAGCGGCAGTTATTGTTCAGGAGTTGATTGACGAGGGTGTAACGATGTTTCCTTTCCGACAGGGGTATAAAAGTATGTCACCTCCGGCAAAAGAATTGAACAGTATGTTTCACCACAGAGAAATAAAGCATAACGGAAATCCGGTTACAAGGTGGATGTTTTCAAATGTAACGATAACCTATGATCCTACGATGGCAATTAAGATAGACAAGTCAAAGAGTTCAGATAAAGTGGATGGAGTGGTGGCACTTGTCATGGCGATAGGCGGTTGGATTGAAAACAGGGAAGATGAAGAAGCACAAGGGGATGTAATTTATAAACTATAATATGGAATTAGTATTTTACAAAGATTATTTTAATAGGTTTTACGAGATAGTAAGAAATTGCCAAAATAACCATGAGGCATATTTGAAATTAGAGGCTGAATATTACCAAAAGTACAATGTTCATCGCTATACAAGTTACAATTCTTTTATGAACGCTAAGGCTGCCTACATAAAAGGTAAATTTAAAAAAGATAGATCGCAGATTTATTAAAAAATAACACCTTTTATTAATATCGTGCTACTTTATAGGGCATATATTTGTATAGAAATATACATATATGTCTATAAGAGATTGGTGGGGAGGACTATTCAAGCGAGAATTGAAAGACTGGTCTTGGTGGAAAACCATGTTCCCTGCTTACTTTTCGGATAATAAAACCATAGTAACACCTCAGACTTCATTACAAGCAAGTGCGGTTTATGCATGTGTACGGATAATAGCCGGAACGATAGCTGCAATGCCATTTGTAGTACACGAAGATACACCAAATGGGAAGCGGGTAGCCTACGAACACGACCAATTCAGCTTACTTAAAAACAAACCGGGTTCTTACACTTCATTCGTTTTTCGTTTTAATATTTTGATGTATTACCTTTTATGGGGTAATGGTTATGCCGAAATAGTCAGAAACTCACTTGGCAGACCAATAAAATATATTATTATACCTTCATGGCAGGTTAAGGTAGAGGTAATGGGTGATGAAGTCTATTACAAGGTAGAAAACGAAGAAGGTACGAGGACTATCAAGGCTATAAACATGATTCACCTGTTTGATATGTCATTTGATGGATATGTAGGTGTATCGAGAATAGAATTTGCCAAAGAGAATATTGCTATGATGATTAGCAGCACTAAGTTTGGCAATAAGTTCTATGAAAACGGTACTTTTATAGGTGGTTGGTTGGAATTTCAGAAAACACTAAAGGCAGAGGACATTGCCAAATACCGGACAAGCTGGAAAGAAGTAAACGGTGGTATGAACAATGTAGGTGATGTCGCTATCATAGATCAAGGCACTAAATACAATCCTCATAAAATAAGTATGCCGTTGAATGATGCTCAATATATCGAAAGCAGGCATTTTGCGGTAGCAGAGATAGCAAGGATATTCAATGTTCCGCCTCACAAGATTGGCGACTTAAATAAGAGTTCCTTTAATAATATCGAACAACAGGCAATCGAATTTGTGGAAAACTGTCTGATGCCTATTGTCGTAATGATGGAGCAGGAGTTTAACTCCAAGATATTCAGAATGAGGGAAACCAATTACTACACTAAAGTAGAACTTAAAGGATTGTTGAGAGGCGATATTACAGCAAGAGGTGAATATCAGGCTAAGATGTTTGATAGGGGTGTATTCTCAATAAACGACATACGGAAACTTGAAGATATGGATAAAGTTGAGAACGGTGATGAAAGATTTGTACCATTAAACTTTACCACGATAGAAAAAGCGATAAGGGGAAATGAAGTAAACGATCCGATAAATAATAACGATAACAACGATAATAACAATTAAGATGAAGAAGGGGATGGAAATTTATAAGGACACCTTCAGTAGAGAATCGAGGTTACTGACAGTTGATGAAGATAGCAGGAGCATTCAGGGGATTTTGACTACGGAAGCACCTGCGATTGTATTCGATTGGTATAGGTGGGAGCCAATACAAGAAATCTTACTCATGTCAGGCGCACAAATACCTGAAAGGGTAGTGTTACTAAATGCACATAGTAGATGGAGTGGAAATGATGTTGTTGGTTCAACTAAAGATTTTGTCAATACTGAAGTAGATGGATATAAGGCAATATTAGCAACAAATTATTTTTCAGCAGCAGAGGATAAGTTATATACCAAAGCTAAAGAAGGACATTTGCGAGATACTTCCATAGGATATACGACTACTAAAGAAGATTCTATTGCTATTATGCCAGGACAAAAGGCAATAGTGGAGGGCAAAGAGATTAGAAACGACCATGCGGAAATGATGATGTACGTCAGAACAAAGTGGTGGTTAAAGGAGAATAGCTTAGTTCCTATTGGAGCAGACCAAAGAGCAAAACTCAGGGCTGAAATTAGTGGGGATTTTGATGATGAAGATAAAAAAGAAGAAGAAGGTTCGTTGGAAGTTGCAAAAACAATGAGGATGAACCAAAACATTTACAAACATTTAAACACATTAGTAAAATGGAGAAATCACAAGTTTTGAGAGAGCAGCTTGAGGATGTGATTGTAAGACAAGGAGATTTATTGAATCTTGCAACTTCCGAAAAGCGCGACTTTACAGAAGCGGAACAGGCAGTATTCGATGGCTACGAAGCTGACATTAAAAGGTTGGAAAGTGAAGTACAGAAGGCTGAAGTTCGGGAAAATGCTGAAATGAGGGCTAATTCAATGAGAAAGCAGCCTAAAAAGGTAGAAGAAGCTAAAGTGAACGAAAGATATTCTTTCACTAAGGCTATCAGAGAGACAATGTATGGAAGGTCATTGACAGGATTGGAAAAGGAAATGCACGAAGAAGCGTCAAAGGAGAGCGAAAGAGCCGGAACTAATATCACAGGTATTGGTATTCCTTCTTTTATGATTGACACAAGGACTACGTTGGAAAGTTCAACAGCAGCAACAGCAGCCAATACTATACCAACGGAGTTGCAGGGTTTTATTCCTGCATTAAGACCAAATTTGTATGCAACCATGTTAGGAGCGTCAATTTATGACAATCTTAGCGGTAATATTGACATTCCAAGACGTGATACTGATTCAGTAGCCGCATGGGAAGGGGAAACCGATAATGGGGCAGAAAGTAACCCTACATACGGTAAGATTCAGTTAAGACCTCATAGGTTGGGTGGATATACTGTAATGACCAAGCAGTTGTTACTTCAAAACAGTATCGGAGTTGAAGCAGACGTAAGGGATTCATTGGCATTTGCTATCAAGAAAGCGGTTGATACTGCATACTTTTATGGACAAGGTGGCAACGATCCGACAGGTATCTTAGGAACAGGAAGTATCGGTTCAGTAGCAATGGGAACAAATGGTGGTGCGCCCACATTCCCTAAGATTATTGAAATGGAAACGTCTTGTAATACCGAGAATGCTTTGACAGGACAGTTGGCTTATGTAACCACTCCGGGGATCAAAGGTTATCTGAAAGGTTTGGCAAAAGACGCAGGTTCAGGACAAATGGTTTGGGCTAATGAGGAATTGAATGGTTATAGGGCTTGGGCTTCAAATTCCATGCCGAGTACACTTACAAAAGGTTCATCCACAACGTGTCATGCAATTTTGTTTGGTAACTTTGCTGATACAATTCTTGCCCAATGGGGTGGAATTGATTTAGTTTTAGATCCATATACAGGAGCATTGAACAACTACCTGAAGATATGGATGAATAGCTGGTGGGATGTAGGTGTTAAACACCCGAAATCTTTTGTAGCTATGCTTGATGCGTTGGCAGTTGATACACTTCCTTAATCGGAATTAATTTAATAATTTTAAAATATAACGACATGAAAAAAACGATTTTGATGCTGATGCTATTTGCCTTTATTGGTGTAGTTAATGCTCAAACCGTCTATACTTTTGCGGTTGGTACAACAGCTAAAGGAGATACTGTACAGCATAATACGACTATCACAAAACCTATTACGCTAACTAAGAATTTTACAGCAGGTTCGATTCAGGTTGTAAACACTAAGATTAGCGGAACGGTTGGAGGTACGACTATTTTGCAGTATAGTGTTGATGGTACTAACTGGAAAACAAAAAGTGCGGTAGGTGATACCTTAACAAATACCAATACTACGACTAATAGTAAAATTTGGGATTTGAACCCTGTATTGTATAAATATTACAGGATTGTAACAGCAGGTTCGGGAGCAGATATGATTATGACTACAAAGGCGTATGCTTATCTGAAAGAGGAAAAGTAACACGATAACGAGAGGGTGGGCGACTGCCCTCTCTTTTAAACAAAAAACATGGCACGACCAAAAAGAATACAGACAAAAAATGAGATACAGGAAAATCCAATACCTGTAAACGTAAACGCAACAGACATGGTAAAGGTTATTGCGATCAAACAGCCTTCTCCATTCGGATATGCATATTTTATTGGAGACAGTTTTATCCTTACAAAAGAAGAAGCAAAGAAATTACATGAACTTGGAGTTATAAATTACAGATAATGAGATACAAGGTAACAACGATTTCATCAAATTTGGTAGTAACACTTGCAGATGCAAAGTTGTGGCTAAAGATAGATAGCGACACTACCGAAGATGCGTTGATTACTTCATTGATCCATAGTGCGGTTAATGATTTTGAAAGTTATTGCAATCGGGCAGTTAGATCACAGACGGTGGAGATGAAATTCAATGATTTTTCTGAAACTATTGAATTAATGAGAAGTCCGGTTGCATCCATAACATCTATCACTTATAAGGATTCAGATGGCGCAAGTCAGACACTAAGTTCATCTGTCTATGAGTTAGATTCATGGGCATTGCCTAATAGGGTTGTCTTGAAGTGGGGGCAGTCATATCCGGCTGGAACGGATGTCAAGGTTACATACACAGCAGGATATTCAGAGGTTGCGAGCATTCCCGATGGAATTAAGACCGTTATTAAAGTTATGATCAGGGATTATTATAAGAATCGGGATAACCCTAACAGGCGGTGGACTACGATGGTAGAAAGAATGATGGAACATTATAGAATAGTAGGGTACATGAAATGAGTTTCAAGATAAACGACATATCAGAACTTAATCGCAGGGTAACGATCAAAAGACCTACGATAACGAGGAACAATTCAGGTGATGAAGTAAAGACATTCGCTAATATATTGACTTGTTGGGCTGCTATTGATTATTACCGTATAAGTGAGCAGAACGAAATGTTGTTTAGTGGTAGCCAAAGATCGGTAGATGGTATAGACTTTTATATCAAATACAGGGAAGATTTTACATTTTCAACAAAAGATGTTATAACGTATAAGGGCAACGATTATGACATTGAAGCGGTGGTTGAGATGGGCTTTAAGGATTATCTAAGATTCAGAACGGTAAGGAACGTATAATGGCATTAAAGAATACCGTACATATTGACAATAACGACTTACAAAAGTTGATAGGCAGACTTGAAGGTATGACGGATAAGTTTTTAGAGCCGAAAGCGGTTAGAAGAATAAAAGTTATTGCCACAAAGCCGATGCAACAAGCGATCAGAGGGCTAATACACAATTCAGGGAGAACGAGAAGGAGGGGTAATGCAACTTATGTTTCAGGAAACCTAAAACTTGCAACAAGAGTGTTACCGTTAAGGAAAAGGCAGCTTGTTTATCTTGGAATGAGGGTTGTTAAGTCTGCAAGCGGAACTTATGGACAGGGTAACAGGGCTAATGCCTGGTATGGACACTTCGTTGAATATGGTACTACAGGAGGTCAGGGGAACGGCAGGGGTATAAGACCGCAGTTTTATTTTAACAGAGGTGTCAGGTTGGCTGAAAGTAGAAGCCTTCAGGTAATGGAACAGGAAATTAAAAAAAGATTTAATAGTTTTAAATGGTAAATCAATATCTATATAACAAGCTAAGTGAGATTACTCCAAAGGTATATCCAGACTTTATTCCAATGGCAGTTGAGTATCCTGCTATTATGATAGAATTGATTGAACTTCAGAACGAAACATATAAAGGCGGTTCAGATTTAACTAACCAAACATGGGCTATACACATTGTCAGTCCTACGGTAGAAGAGAGAAACTTATTAAGTCTTGAAGTCATTGACAAGATCGAACACAAAAGCGATCCTGCATACTATATTGACGACTGTATTCTTATAGATTCATCCACAAATTATGATAAAGATGTAGAAATGTACATCAATGTCATGTTTTTTGAAATTCGGGTCAAAGACTATGAAGCCTACGATCAAGATGCCTACGATTGGGATTTTGAAGGAACTTTGACCATAGGAGAGTTTGAGGGAGAAGGCGAAGTAATGGAGTACGGTTATCGGGCTGGTTGGGGCGACGATTACGGAACATTAGCTGACTTTTATACTTATTACGAATACGCAGGCATCTATTGGACTGATGGGGTTCTGTATGTTTGGGGTGTTAACGCTTCAGTGGTTCAGATTGGTTCGGTTGTGTTAAATGAAGGCACATATAATTCAAGTGGTTATACTACTTTTGAATGTGAAACAAATCCGTTTACAGGGGCTACAGCCGCAATTAAGGTCAAAGGAGACGCGACGGAAACATGGGATTATGAAGGTGTATTAACTGTGGGAGGTGACGGTATATTGAATAAAGGATTGTATTATGATTCTTCAGGTAATAAAAATGGGAATATAACTGGGTTTATTAGTGATTTATTCCACTATATACCCGGCACAAAAGTATTCACTATTAGGGAAGGGTCAATAGTTAAAATAGATAACAATGTTATTCAGGGTTTTATTCATTATGTACTTTCATTAAGTAGCCACTATAAGAAAATAATATTGGATTCAGACCCATTCCCTGAAGTTGGGGAAACTTGCACAATAAAAATAAAACTATGATATGGAAATAAAAATGCTAAAGACTTATGATAAAGGCTTGCCCAAGTTAAAAGAGGGTAGAGAATACTTAGTCACAAACGAATTTGGGGAAATGTTAGTCAAGGAAGGTTATGCAGAGTTTAATAAAGGTATGTTAATAAGGGAAGCAAAATTACTTTCAGACCATGTAAAGAAAACTGAGCCTGACATTCATATTCACTTTGAAGGAAAGCAAGAAGAAGAATAATTTTTAAAACTTAATATATGGCAACAGAAGGAATTGTAAAAGGGTCAATTATGCGTGTCTATGTGGAATCAGCGGCCGTTGCCAAAGCTACTGATTGTAATATAGAATTTAGCGCAAACGAGGTCAACATCGCCCATAAGGATATATCTGGGAGCTGGTCAGCTTCAGACTATGGCGAGTTGAATGCTACTATCACCACGTCAGCTTTATACGCAACAGGCGATGGGGAGACGTTTGATGATTTGTGGACTGCATTTTTGGCAGGCACGAAAGTTACTGTACGTTTCAGTACAGAGGTTGAAGGTGATACCTATTATGAGGGAGAGTTCTTAGTAACAAGTTTATCAATTAATGCACCAAACAACGAATCAGTTACTTATTCAGCTACATTCAAAAGTGATGGAGCTGTAGATTCAGATGTCATAGCAGGTTCATAACAATTAAAATTAAATATCATGCCGAGTTCAGGAATAATTAAGGGTAATGTAATGCGTGTTTATATCGCAACGACAGCAATCGCCAAAGCTACGGATTGTAGTATTGAATTTTCAGTAGGCGAAAGGACAGTTTCACATAAAGACGTTGTTGATAATTGGGGTGCAGTAGAAGCAGGGGAATATTCATGCACCATTTCAACGAATGCTTTGTATGCAGATGATGACGGTGGTGGATTTGCTGCATTATGGACAGCTTATTCAACAAGAGCATTTTTGACGTTGAGGTTTTCAACACAAGTTTCAGGGGATGACTATTTTACAGGTAGTTTTATGATTACGTCTTTGAGTATAAATGCACCAAATAATGAGAGTGTAACTTTTAGTGCGTCTTTCAAGAATAATGGTGCGATAACAAGACCAACAGTTTAATAATTCAAATAATTTATTATGACAATCACAATCAAAAACAAAGAACACTTTTTATCTTTTGGCAAAATGTTTATTATACGCATAACTAAAGAGTTGGGCGTATCATTAAACGAGTTAAGCGACTACATAAACCAAAATCCGTTGCAGTCCTCTTTAGAAATAATGAGGATTGCATTGGAGGAAGGTAAGCGCAAGAACAATGCTACAAAACAGGCTAATTACACAGTGGAACAACTTGCAGACATTTGGGATGATGAGGATGATCTGTTGGATAGATTCATGAAGCTGTTTAACGATGGTTTTGAAAAAAAGTCTACGGCAGCGACTTAATAAAAGCTGCCTACTATTATGGAATGTCCATTAGTGAAACCGACATATACGATATAGGGGAAATTGCTGAATGGGTTGAACAAAGGAGGAAATACGAAGAAGATAATTCCTTAGAGCGTTGGAGGGTAATGAGAACCTTAGCGACAATAATGGTAAACATGATGTCAAAGCGACAGATAAAGGAACAGGAGTTATTTAAGTTAGGGGATGAATTGCCGCCACCTAAGACTAAAGAAGAAATGGAAGCAATCGAAAAAGTATTTGAAAAATGGGATAAGATATGAGCAAAAGTGTAGGCACGTTAAAGGTTAGTTTCAATGTTGATAGCGGAAGTTTAAAATCTGGACTTAGTAAAGCACAAGGTTCATTTAAGTCTTTCAGTTCAAGTTTAAATAGACTAAGTATAGGGTTAGGTATTGCCGTGTCTGCACCTCTTGTTTTGATAGGGAAGGAAGCTGTAAAACTTGCTACCGAACTTGAAAAACAATATATTAAAATAGGCCATTTAGCAGGAGTTGCTGCCAATGATTTAGGTAAAATAAAATCAGGGATAAGTGGATTATCAAATCAATTAGGAGTTAGTCAATTAGAATTAACTAAGGGTTCTTATATGGCTGCATCTGGTGGGATAAGGGATGCAGCGAGTAACTTATCTATTGCAGAACAGGCAGCGAAAGGATTCGCATTAGGACTTGGTGATGTAGGTGATATTTCTAAACTTGTTACCGGAGTTATCAATGTATATGGGAAACAAACCTATACAGCAGAGAGAGTAACGGAAATGTTATTCAATACTGTCAAGGAAGGTCAGATGGAAGTTTCATCCTTGACAAATACACTTGGTAGGGTCACATCTTTAGCATATAATACCGGAGTTTCGTTTGAAGAAATGGCTGCGAATATCGCAGCATTTACAAGAGGGGGGGTAAATACAGAAGAAGCCGTTACTGGTATAAGAAACGTACTTAAATCATTAGAAGCACCAACAGCTAAATTCGTAAATGAATTAAGAGCGGCAGGTACAACGATTGAAGAAGTACAGGCAAGTATAAGGGATAACGGATTGGCTCAAACACTTATAAATCTTGTTGATACAATGAGATCAACAGGTGGTAGCGTCAATGATTTGTTTGGCAATATAAGGGGTTTAAATGACGTTTTGGGAGTTACAGGTAATCAGTCTAAAAAATATCTTGAAATAGTTAAAAAACTAACATCGGAACACGGTAATTTAGAGAGGGCTTTTTCTAACTACCAAACTACTACTGCATATAAATTAGAACAATCCAGGATAGCATTTGAAAATTTAAAAATAGAAATAGGTGAAAGACTATTCCCTGTTGTAAGGATTTTAACGGATATATTGAGGGGCTTAATAGAAAAGTTTAATTCTCTTACTGAATCTCAAAAAAATACAGTTATTCAGATTGGATTATTAGTGGCAGCCTTACCTTTATTAACAACGGCTTTAAATGCAATAGGAACGGTTTTATTGAATGTTGTTGCACCTGCATTTATGGCAGCACTTAAAGGATTGGGTTCATTTTTGGCATTAACAGCACCCGCACAAGCAGGAGTATTGGCAATAGCTGGAGCAGCGTTTTTAGTATGGGTTTATTGGGATGATGTTGTTTCATTGATTAGGGAAGCTGTAAAGTTATGGGAAGATTTAAGTTCTTGGGTAATTAAGGTAACAACTATTTCAAGCAACGATAAAGGATTTAGCGGTTATTTGCAAATGCAGATTGATGCATTAACCTTACAAGCTAAAGCTATAAAAGAATTTTTCTCAGGTAATATAAATACAGCCGCAGATTTATGGGGTGCAGGTATTGGTTTGTCAATAGGGGATAAGAGTGTATATTCCAAAATGAGCGAGGAATTTAATAATAGTGGAAAAGAATCCGGAAATGCATTTTGGGAAGGTTTAAAAGATGGTTTAGCAAAAAGAGGTAAAGATGTAGAAGAGGCATGGCAAAGAACTACAAAATGGTTCACTAAAAACATATTTGACCCTAAAGATATTGAATTTAATATCGTAGGGTTTTTAGATAAATTAACTAAAGGTATTCAAAAAGCTGCTCCAACGGTTAAAGATACAGCCGCAGTATCAGCAAGCGCATCCGTGCCTGTTACTAAGGTAGATGTAGCTGCTTTAACAGGATTTCCTAAGTCTGAATGGTCAGCAAGAATAAACAAATTAAGATTAGAACAAGATACTATAAGTTCAGAAATTGATTCACTTGTAAATAAACTAAAAGATGATGTTTTTGCAAGTGATAAAATGAGTAAGGTTGAACGTGAATTTATAAACAATAAGATAGCCACGTTAGATAAATTAAGGAACTCTTATGGTGGATTAATTGAAGCGATAACAACAGGAACAGAAACTACCGATGTAGGAGAAGCTATACAAATGTTTCTTGGTAAAATTCCTGTATATGAAGATCAGATTGATGCCCTTGTGGCTTTATTTAAGGAATTAAATGTGGAATTTGAAAAACTTAACATAAGGGCAAGTGAAATAGATATAAGTGGTATTCAAAAATTTATGGATCAATGGAAAAAGTTTAAAAGTTTATTTGGACAAGGTTCACAAGATATATTTAGTTCAATGTTTGTTGGACTTAATAAATTATCAGGATTTTGGAGTAAATGGGGAGAAGAAATTGAAGGTGTAATGGGATTACTTAATGGGTTAGGTAATTTAATAAGTCAGATTTACGACAATAGAATAGCAAAGATAGAAGAATCATATCAAAGTGAAATAGATGCTATCAATGGTGGTAGAATGTCAGAAAAGAAGAAGGCCGATGCTATTGCTAAGATAGAAAAAGAAAAGGAAGAAAAGATTGCCAAAGAGAAACGCAGACAAGCAATATTTTCTAAAGCATTATCTATTGTTGATATTATTGTAGGTACAGCAGCTTCAGTAGCAAAAGCAGGAGAACCTATATTGGCCGCCATAAATGCAGCAACAGGAGCAATAGCATTAGCAACAGCGATAGCAACTCCAATACCAAAGTATGCAAAGGGTGGTATCTTTTATGGTAGAAGTATAGGCGAGATTGGGGAATATGCAGGAGCAAGACATAACCCGGAGGTTGTTTCTCCGTTATCAGACCTTAGAAAGTTACTTGGTGGTAGTGATGTATATGTAAGGGGTGAAATAGATGGTTACAAATTAGCTATTGTTCAACAGAACGCAGCACAGCGATATAAGAGGTTATGAGCAAGACAGCCGATTTTATAGTGAATGATTACTTAGGTACGACTTATACAGTTGAGGTTTATAACGAGAACCCAACGTATGTACAGCCTGTTGTACATTTTAATCATTTGGAAATGAGGATGGTTTGGGACAAAGACGACAAAGAAAACTTGTGGGGAATTTACAGACACAGAATAGAACTGACTACCTTAATTGAGTTATCTAATGAACAGGTATTCTTAAACGATATTATCGCTGCAAAGGAAAACGATATTTGGTGTACAGTTACAAGAACGATAGGAGAAACGGACACAGAGATATTCAGGGGTTATCTCTTAATGGACACTATCACAATCGAGAACAGACCAAGACCTTTACAGTTTTCATTTACATTTACGGATAGTTTAGGGAAAGCAAGTGAAGTGGATTATAGTGTTAATATTTATAACTATATAGTCAATCTTGGTTCATTAGGAAGCATTGTAGAGTACACATATAAAAGGATAACAGACATTATTCAGGCTTGTTTACAAGACTTGAAAATAAATGAAATATATTCCACAAACGATGCTTTCAGAATTATCAGTTCATTAAAACCGGATGGATTTAGCAGTTTAGGTGGTGCAGAGTATTTATGGGATTATATGGATGTAGTTGCATTACCAAGTTTAGGGTGGTACGATGAAGAAGGTGAAGAAGATTTACAGACGGTATTTACTCCGATAACGGTAGAATCAGTCCTAACAGAATTGTGCAGATTATTTAATGCTATATTTTATTACCATGAGGGTTTATATCATTTTGAGAATCTTGATAGCAAACTAAATGCAACAAATGATGCATGGGTTTATAAGACCACAAGAACAAATGATCCTCCATTACCCAACGGTGTAATTGAAGAAGATTATGTAAGTCAAAGGGTTGAAATAGATCATTCTGATTATAAAATATTGGCAGGTGGAAATATAACATTTTTACCTCCTGTTAGAAGAATAAAGTGTAACTACAAACTTAAAAGTGGTAATTACCTTATAGGTACATTGTTCGATGATGATCATTTTACAACTTTGCAGGAAATTGTACCTATTGATGTCGAATTAGACGGTAGCGCACCATTGACGAGTTTCAAATTAGTTTCCTATTTTAAGAATACCATAGATGTCAAAGTAGATATTTATAATGAATATCCTATGTTTACTTTATATCAATACACGATAAAAGTAAATGACAAATATTTAAAAAGAAAATTCACCGGATGGCTACCTTCGGGGAAAGAGGTTTACACAGATGTGGAATGGTCAACAGGTGCAGGATATTATGAAGTTTTAGTAGATAATTATTCGGTCTATACAGAGAGTTATAGTGATGCAATACTTGAGCATATTGTTACTATAGAGGAAACCATACCCGAAAGCGGAACGCTTGAGTTACTTATCGAAATGTACGGTTTAGTTTTCAATAGCGGAAATACTAAAACAGATGTGCCAAGGGTAGATGCAGAGATAACGGAATGGCTTAATTTACATAATTATTTATATATCTATAATGCACAGGAATTAACTGACACGCAAGTTTCCTATACGGCAACAAATGACACTAATAACTTAAAGAAAATTGAATACAACGGTCTATTCTTAGAATATGGACAGGCTAATACACGTTATAAAGTGGTTATATGGGATGATTTGTTAGTGAAGTCCACGAATGGTTGGTCAATAGGAGAAGGTTCGGTGGAATACCTACAAATGCTTACATTGAGAAGTCAGACCGAGTTCAGACAGACTATGCGGAGAATGTATAATATAAGCATCTTGCAATATGCCACTACCTACCTTACTCCTGCAATGCTGATTCAATACGATAGTAGTCCGATAAATGAAAATCTTATAATGAGATTGGAACACGATTGTCGTACAGCCGAAACACAATTAGAGTTAATGCAGTTTGAGAAAGGCAGCGATCCCGTAGTTTATGATATTAATACAGGTGTGGATATAAAAAAAATAAAAGATGCCCCTAAAACTATATTTGGAGGGTTTAATCCTGACCCTGTATTTAATTATATAAAAACGACTAAAGTAATTGTTCCAAGTGATACAGAAATCCATATAACCGGATTGAAAGGTAATTATTTTGAGGGTGATGTACTTGAAATTTGGTATTATTCTGAAGGGGTTTTCACAACATCAGATAGATTGGTGTGTATGTTAAGTGCAGATGCTAATAATGGTGATTTAATATTAAATGTATTTGAGGTAAACCCCGATTTCTTTTTGCCTATTGGGAGTAGAGTTGAATTTTATGCAAGACCTACATTTAGAAATATATATTATCCGGCACAAATCAATTATAATTTTACTAACATTACATTAGACCCGAAATATATACTTCCAGACGAAACTATTTTAAGTGAAAATGCTATAAGGAGGAAAATACAAGTAAGATTGAATGGAGCTTATGCAAATTATATTCATATTAATAATCCATTAGTTAATTATGCTGATTTTAGAATAAATAAAAGTACAAATACAATATATTTTAAGCAAAGTTTAAGTAATGTTAGTGTAGAAATAGATTTAGAAATGTAATGAAAAAATATTTAACAATAATTATATTAATATTTTTTAGTAGTATTTCATATTCGCAGATACTACTAAAAATGTTACAAAAGGCAGATAACGCATATATGTATATTGGCGTTGATGCCACTGACAGTCTTGCACAATGGAAACCATTAAGCGGAATAGGTTATAGCCCTTTAGCAGACAGTTCTAAATGGACAAAAAGTGGCGGTTATTTGTATCCTAAAGATCAGACTGTAAAAATAGGTTTAGGGACTTCAACGCCAGCACAACAATTAGATATGACCGGCAATTTAAAGATGGTGACAAGTACGGCTACTTCAGGAAATATTTATAAAGGGACGACTCCATTTATACATAATTTTCAGCATCCGACAGGTGGTGGTGCAATCCCAACAGGTAGAAATACATTTATTGGAGAGAGCGCAGGGAATTTCACAATGGGAAGTACAGCTACAAGTACATTACATTCAAGTTATAATGTTGGCATTGGGTATCAAGCACTATTATTAAATACTATCGGCTATCGAAATATAGCTATTGGATCGTTAGCATTAAATTCAAATACTTCTGGATTTGGAAATGTTGGATTAAGTTATGGGGCTTTGTTATCTAATACGTCAGGTTCATATAATACAGCATTAGGGTATCAATCTTTGTACAATAATACAACAGCTAATTGGAACGCTGCATTTGGATATAATGCATTGTTAAATCTTTCATCAGGGGCTTATAATTTAGCCTTTGGTACAAATGCAGGTGGCAATATAACTTCAACTATTGGTAATGTTTTGTTAGGCACAAATGCAGGGTATCAGGCAAGTACAACGGCAGTTGGTAATTATAATATTGCTATTGGTTATGATGCAGGTAGGGCATTAGGTACAGGACAAAGGAATATATTACTTGGTTATGATGTAGAACTTGCAAGTCCTACCACAAGCGACCAGCTTAACATTGGAAACGCTATCTATGCCACAGGACTTGGTACCGGCAGCACACCCGGAGCGAGTGCAGCAGTAGGAATAGGAACGTCTACACCTGCCAAACAACTTCATACCACAGGAACAGTCCGATTTGCCGGAATATCATCTACATCAGACACCACAGCCGTAATGATTAATTCAAGTGGTGATTTGTCAAAAAGAACGTTGAACGCAGCAGCCTTTAACGGAACGATAGATAGTACGACAGTAGTAAACAGCTACGGTACGATCATAAATGAAAGTCCTGCTAACCAATTTAATATTAAAGTGGATTCAACTAAATTTGCTACGACCTATGATTTAACACAGATAGCGGATAATGATACGCAGGATTTGAGTATAGATAGTACCGGTAGGGTTTTCACAATTTCATTAACAGATGGAGGTAGTGTAAAATTTGAGGACAAAGACACAGACACTAATACAACTTATTCAAATGGGTATGGTTTAGATTTATCTGGTACTACATTTAGTGTTGATACAAGCAAGTTAGCCACGCAGTACGACCTTACTCAGATAGAAGATGAAAACACTACTTACACGGCTGGTTATGGCCTTGACCTTGACGGTACGACATTTTCAAATACAAGATATTGGAATAGTCAGGACACTTTGAAAACTACATTATCAGGATTAGTAAAAGCAACGTCCGGTGTTTTATCAGCAATAACAGACAATAGTTCTGACTGGAATATGGCCTATGGGTGGGGAAATCATGCCAGTGCGGGGTATCTTACAAGTTTCACGGAAACAGATCCAATTTTTGGGGCGCATACGGCCAAGAATATTGCAAACGGCAGCGGTTTTCTGAAAAATAATGGAATAGGCACCTGGACTTATGATAATTCCACATATTTAACCTCAGAAATTGACGGATCAGTAACAAACGAAATACAAAACCTATCATACACAGCATCAACGAGGGTTTTAGCAATAGACGGAACAGGTTCGACAGACGCTACATTGCCAACGTTTGCAACCAATAGCACAAATGCAGGACTCGTCAATGGATCAAATTCAGCAACATCAAATTTTTTAAGGGGTGACAATACATGGCAGGCAGTTGACATATCAAATACAAATGAAATTGAATTACCAACACAAACAGGCAACAACGGTAAGTATTTGACTACAAACGGAACAGCACCAAGTTGGGCAACAATTTCAGCATTGACAGGTTCTGGAACGGCTGGGCATATACCATATTTTTCAAGTGGATCGGCTTTAACATCAAATGCAAATCTATTTTGGGATGCTGCAAATTATAGGCTTGGTATTGGTACAGCTACACCGTCAAATCAGTTTCATGTTTACAAATCTGGTGCAGCATTAGGATTGATTGAAGGTACAACTGTTGGTGCAATGGAGGTAAAAGGAGGTGATTATTCTGGATATACATTAAGTAATGGAACGGGAAACTATTACATACAATATAAAGTAGGAGCAAATGACGGATTGAAAATATATCCAGATCAAGATCAATCGACTATGCCTGTTAGATTTCAGACTTATCAATATGCGGATAGATTTGTCATTAATCCGTCTGCAAATACCATTGGTGTATATAATGGAACTTCAATTGTGACTGGATCAGATGGAACATACCTGAAAAGAACAGCATCCGGATATGATTGGGCGACGCCTGTTTCAACACCATTACCAAGTGTTGATAAATATAGAAATGGAGGCCCTGTAACAGAACAAACAATTAATACTCCGACATCATTTACAAAGATTCAATTTGATGAGGCTGTTATTAATAATACCATGGTATCATGCAATACAACAAATTATAATTTTACTGTTGGAACAAATGGATACTACGAAGTAAATTGTGTTTTTAATTTACAGACAAATGTTGGTGGTACTTCAGCAAACCCTATATTTCAATTTTATAACGGTGAATCAGGCATCGGCATTCAATATGACCAAGTAACACACACTTATAATCCTATTATTGTAAATATTACCGAAACATTTGAACTTACAAACACATCGGTTATTTCTTTAAGAGCTAAAACGTCAGGCGCAACAGGAATAAAAATTCAAGATTTTACAATCACAGTTAAAAGAGTATATTAATGAAATATCTATCAATATTTTTTATCGGTTTTTTTTCACTTGCATTTGGAATGTTTGACCCAGATCCGCCTCAATGCATTGACGGTTTAGGCCATGTTAAATACCGTTATTCACATTCTATTCCTGATACAACAGGATTAACATATTCTTTTGATACGACATTTCAAGATCGCAGGGATGATGCGGGAGTATCATATACAGATACAATTGAATGGCTTGTTATTCCAGCCGGATTAGACACACTTGTATATCAGTGTGCAAGGTGCGACAGTATAGTTAAAGAGCCAAGCGATACCATTCGCCAAATTGCGAGAATTATGCCTGAAATAAAATAAAACTATATGAAAAAAATACTTTTTATACTTGGATTCATTTTAGCCTGTCTGTTTTCTTATGGTCAGGCTCAAACAACAATCATGAAAATTGATACTGTCATCGTTGAGGAGTTCAGAACAACAGACGATGCCGGAACTCCTATTACTTCATATCGCAGATTAACGAAAAAAGAAGCTAAAGATTATATCGAAAAAATAAGGCTTCAAAACGACTATAAAATAGACCAACTTCAAATGACTAACACTGAGATAGAAATTCTGAATGACAGGCTTAAAAATACAAAGGAACAAAAGCAGAAGTTACAGGAAGAAATAATGGATAACAAACGAAGGATTGATGAATACAAAACAATTTTAAATCGATAAATATAGGAATATGGCAGATTATCAGACGGCATTGTATGGGTTATTTGTAATTATTGCGGTGGGTGTGGTTCAGTTCATGATTAATCAATTCATGAATAAGAAAGCACAATTAGAAAAAGAAAAGATAGATTCTATCTTAGCAAAAATTACTGAGATAGGGAACAAAATAGATATTCTTTGGGGAAGTCTAAATAGACACGAGACTGAAATTGAAATTATAAAGGAAAAAATTAAATATTTAGAACGCAAATGCGATGAATATGAAAAACACACTAAGTAGTTACGAAGCAGCTGAAAACCTAAGAGATTCAGGCGACATTTGGGAACTTGTTGGAGTAATATTTGAAATGGTAATGTCATTTGTTGCAAACAATTTCCTAAAAGAAGGTGAATTAAAAGTACCTTCAAAGATCAATTTGGTATTCCTATATGCAGCAGGTAAACTGATAATTAAGATCATTCGGGCAATAGTCCTTTATACTAAGGATTACGAGAAATTCAAGACAGTATATTTAGAGTTTCCTATTCATGACATATTAAAAAAACTGTAATATGTTAATCAATAGGAAAGGGCTAAATATTATAATAGATTCAGAGGGGTTCAGGTCAGAACCATACCTTTGCCCTGCCAATATTCCAACAATCGGTTACGGAACAACACGCTACACTAATGGAAAGAAAGTAACATTAAACGATGAACCTATAAGCGAAGAACAGGCATTTGAGATGCTGAAATACCATACAGATAAAGTGGGAGAACAATTAAAAAAAGCCATAAAGGTAGAATTAACACTAAACCAATTTAGTGCATTGGTGAGTTTTGTATATAATATAGGCATGTTTAACTTTCTAAAAAGCAGCGTTTATAAAGCTATAAACAGAAATCCAAACGATCCAGAAATAGCCGACTTACTTAAAAGGTGGAATAAAACTACTGTAAATGGTAAAAAGGTGGTTTTAAACGGTTTGGTTAAAAGGAGGGAGAAAGAATCGAATTTGTATTTTTTAACTTAAATAACGTTATTATGGGAAGTATTGAATTAATTTTAGCGAAGCTATTTGACAGCTTCAAAGTTAAAAATCCAATGTGGGCTGCAATTATTATTGCATTGCTCACATGTTTTGCTGTTGCCTTAGAGGCATATCCGTTTTTCGGTGAAACGACAACGGTAGTGCTTCAATGGGTAACATTTGCGCTTGTAGCCTTAACAGGTTCAAGAACTACGACAGTCTTAAAAAAGGCTGATGAAAAAAAGTTATGATAATTTGTTTTTCATTTCTTTGTAATGGGTGGGGTTCTAAGCCCTACCCATTTTTTTAACATAAAAAAGCGTTATGGAAAAAATAAACGATGCCTATGTTTTAAGGCATGAAACTAAGGCTGGATTTGAACAGAACTATTTATTTATGTCAGATATTCATTTTGACGCTATTCATTGTGATAGAGTTCAACTAAAAGCAGACTTAGACCTTGCATTAGAATTGAATGCTAAAATATTAATGTTTGGGGATATATACGATGCAATGGGTGGTAAGTATGATCCACGAACAAGTAAAGACGACATAAGGGAAGAATATAATAGAGGTGCATATTTTGACGATATTACCTATGATTTTGTCAAATTTATGAAACCATACAAAGATAATATCATTTTCATTTCAGATGGAAACCATGAAAGCAGCGTTAAGAAAAGACATGAAATAGACCTTGTTGAACGCACAATAATGCTTTTGAATACTAAAATATTGCATGGTACTTATTCGGGTTTCATAAGGTTTATATTCAGGGCTGAATCAGATGGACATGGCATGAGCAAGGTTCTTTACTATACACATGGTAGCGGTGGGAATGCACCTGTAACTAAAGGTGCGATAAAAACCAATAGGCGACAAGATATGTTTCAGGCTGATTGGTATTTAAGCGGACACATACACACAGAATACGACTTACCAAGACCACAATCAAGACTTAATCAAAATAATAAAGTAGAATCTATAAAGTGTGAACATTGGCAGCTTGGATGTTATAAGAATGACCATCTTACAGGTGGATGGGCTGACCAAAAAGAATTTCCTTCTCCAAATATAGGCGGTAGGGTTTTACAGCTATTCCACGATAGCAATAGCAAGGGTAGTGTAAAATATAGGAGTTTCAGAACCGTATAGGTTATAGTGTCTTGTTTTTGGTTGGGGCTACCTTTGTGGTAGCCTTTTTTATATTACAAAAATAAATATGTGAAAAATACATACCAACTACCATTGATATATAAATAATAATGTGTATATTTGTGTTATTAATTAACTAAATACAAAGAAAATGAGTAAGAGAGAACAAATTATGAAAACAACGCTAAGAGCATTAAACCTTACCGACCTTAAAGCCATACTGGAAATTGAGCCAGATCAGACCTTTGAAGTTGAGCGGTTTGTGTTTTCCGGCACAAAGGCTTATATACAGGTAAATTTACTTGACCGGATTTTGAGGGCTGAAATTCCAGAGGATCAACTCGCTTTCATTTTGCATGAGATCGAAATGATTGACGATTACGACATTACCAGCTTTGAGGTTTATTTCAGAGATTGGAATTATACGAAAGAGGACTATGATTTGCGTTGGGCTTCATTGGAAGGCTTTTTCAACGCTTTGAATACAGAGATCGTACAGGAAATTTTAATTGCTTACGCTGAAAACAATTTGTGTGATGGGAAATGCTAATTTGATCGACAAAGACAATTTGCAAAGCATTTACAACAAGGTAAGGGCTTTGCGAAACAAAAAAAGAAACCAAATACTTGATTTACTTATAGAAAACAACGGCATGACGGTAACTGAATTAATACCTGCGATTGGAGAGGTTCAGAGCCGGACAAGTCAGCATATTGGAATATTAAGGAACGCAGGGTTCATATTCTATGCAAAGCGAGGTAAAGAAAAAGTTTACTTTGTGGATAAGAAAGCAATAAACAGATTCAACAATATAGAAACCGAAATGAAGCTATATGAGTTAATTAGGCGAATCGTAGAAACACAAGATGAAGTTATCAAACAAATGGACATTAACATTAATTTACTTTTAAAAGAATTAGAGAAATGGGAACAGAAATAACACTAACTAATAAACAAAGAATTGATATTTTAAAATGGGTAATTAAAAAGTTAATTAAGTATAAAGATGGATTTATGTGCAATTCTATTAAGAGAGCAATAAGAGATAAATATAATATTGAGTATAGGTATGTAAATCCATTTCATTATTTTCCATAATTGATTAAGTATAAGCCTTCTAAAATAATTGATATAGATTCTGCGTGGTTTGCATCTCATGAATATGAACGTAGAGTTGAAATTTTAAATAACGTAATTAAAGAATTGGAGAAATATGAATCTTAAACAACTTAAAAACGCCATCCCTTTTAAGTGGAGGGTTCAATCACTTATACCGAAAGGAAATCCGCAATTTGCAATAATGATACCTTATGTTGACGCAAGGGATGTACAGGATAAATTTGATGAAGTTTGTGGAGCTGAAAACTGGCAAAATGAACATTTTGAAGTAGCAGGGAAAACCCATTGTCGAATAGGGATTAAAATAGGTTCTGAATGGGTATGGAAAAGCGATAGGGGTTCTGTAACTAACGTTGAAAAAGACAAAGGCGAAAGTTCAGACGCTTTCAAAAGGGCAGCCGTTTATTGGGGTGTGAATCGAAGTGCATATCAAATGAACCCTTTAAAACTTCCGGTTAAAGAATATCAAGGAAATCACTATCCAGTTGATAAAACAGGAAAGTTTCTAAAAGGTCAACAGCTATATGATTATTGCAATGCATTAGCAAAAGTTGATGAATTAGAAGTTTACTTTGATGAAGAAGAAATTGTAAAAGACATTGCTGGTATGCTATGCAGTTGTGAAAGCGTTGAAGATGTTCAGGTACTTTGGGGAACATTGACACTGACGGAACAGGAAAAGTATTTTAAACTTTTCAATACTTTCAGTAAAGAAATTGATTATGAAAGGAATAAAACAAATTCGAGCGAAGTTACAACAGCTTGAAGAAAGTAAGGCTAAACTTGAAACTACAAGATTAAGAGTGATGTCCGATGGAATAGAGGCTCACATTATCAGAGATAAAATAAACCTGTTGAAATGGGTACTTGATGAATCAGAATATAATTATCCAGAACGCAGGATGCCGTCTTAATATTGGCGGTAACTAATGTATAATCACTATTAAAAACAATTAAAATGATAACAATAAGAGTACATTTGTATAATGAAAACATCGGATGGGATGACAGACTATTTGTTGATGTTCCTTTCCCTGCAATTCCAAGAGTTGGCGAAATTGTTTGGCTTATGGATAAATACTGGGATAAATTACAGGACAAAATAGATTCTGACCAAGAATTAAAATCTGATTATGGGATTGCTCAAGATTATGTATCGGTATATTCAGTGGGTTACATTATTAATCCGCCATTGGTATGTATAGAACTAACTTGTAATTTTTAATTGTATGAACTACGATAACTACATTTTCAGGGCTTCAGAGATGGGAAACTTTATTTGTGCTCCGAAGCCGCTGACATCACGACAAAAGGAAACATTACAGGCATATAGGACAAAGGAAAAACTAACCGACAAACATCGAATTGATTGGATGGCATTAGAGGTTAAAGACGCTGAAAGTCAGGAGTTCAAATTGTCCGAAAGCCAAAAGAAACTATTGAGCCGTTATGCGACTTATTGGAAGTATGCAAGACGACCAGAAATTGACAGTAAATATTTTGTTTACGGTCACGAAGTAGAAAAGCAAGGCAGGGATTTACTTAGTGAAATTGTAGGGAAGTTTCTCACGCAGGATACAGAAAGAAAAAGTAACGAATGGGTAACAGGAATGCGAGATATTAAGTCAGACGACATTATAATTGACATTAAAAACAGTTATACGCTGGATACATTCTATTCTCACATTGTAGAAGGAGCAAGTGATCTGTATTTATGGCAGCTTGATTGCTATATGGACTTGTGGGGGATAAAGGATGCATTACTATGTTACACTCTGATAGATACTCCCGGACACATGATTGAAGATGAATTAAGGCGCAAGAATTGGAAAGAGCCAATATTTGAGTTTTCAGGCAGTGTAATTGAATCACAGATTGACGTAGTTAAACGAATTGTATGTGAGCATATATACAGCAGGCAAGCATTGGAAAAGTTCTGTCACGACAACGGAAACGTCAAAATAGAATGGTTTGATGATTTCAGAGAAATACCAAAACATGAAAGGGTTCACATGGTTGAACATACATTTGATTATGAACGGATTTACACACGAAACGAATCAATCCGAAAATGCCGTGAATACATGAACAGCGTACAGGTAATAAATAACGTAACACTTAAACTTTTTTGAGATGAAATGTTCAGAATGTATATTTAAAGCCGAAAAACATCCATTATTTGATAATGCATATTTTTGTAATGGTTTTAAATATTATCCAAGCTATTATAACACAATAAAAGCAAGTGTTAAAATATATGCTCATCAAACAGGCGAAGGAATGTGGCATTGACGAATTTATCTTTTGTCACGATGGCAGTTACTATATTGTTGAATGGCGAATGAAAGGCACTGCACTTGAATATTGGAGTAAACCGATTGAGATTGAAAAACTTTGATTAATTAAAAATAAAATAAATTTATGAAACATATTGAAGTAAAAATAACAAGATTACAAAAAAGAAATCGAAAAATTATTATAGTAATCGAAAGCGATTTATATAGTAATGAAGTTTTTGCTGTAACGCCTTTTTATGACGAAGGCGATAAAAAAAACCAATTACAATCAATTAATTTTGATTTAAAGGTAAATGAAGAAGGCGGTAAATTAGATGCAACCGTTAATTTTAGTAGTTATCTTCCACATTTTACAAAAGGACATACCCAATTAAGCAAACCTCTTACAATGTTTTATTTGACTAAAAAAGAATGTGCAAAGGATTGGTTTTTAAATGAGAAACGAGAATATTTTACAGAATCAAGAATATCACAAATTTTAAAATTATGGGATGAAGATAAAGATTTTCAAAATGAATTATTAGATATTTCTATAAAAAGAAAAAAACAATTTAAAAGTGATGATTTAAATGAAGCTAAAAAAAATTATCAAATAGCACTTGATAATTTAAATAAGTGTTTAGATGAAATTTTTTGATCGTTTTCCTGATGTCGTGAATATGATGACAAAACTTGCAATTTTACACTTTATTGATAATTTACTTTACATATTATGAAAGACAAGATCAAACAAGCAAGGTTTTTCTTAAACAACATTCGTAGGTATATGCTTAACGATGGGAACATTGACAACATTTTGGACTTATTAAAAAGGCTTGAAGAACTTGAAAAAAAAATCAAAAAAGTTTGCATATTAAGAAATAAGTTGTAAATTTGCATTAGCTATCAATATAAACATATCATGCATATTAATAAAGAAATATCAAGCCTAAGTAAATGCGTTGCCGAGTGCATGCGGGATAGCCTTCGCATTGAAAGGGCTTTTTTATTTTGATTATGGCAGCTAAATTACCCTTCTTTAAATTTGATACCTCTGAATGGCTTGTTGGTGACATTTCGAGCCTTAGTTTAGAATGTCAGGGTGGTTTTATTGCCTTGTGTGCTATATATTGGCACTATAATTGTGAAATGCCAATAAAAAAGGCTAAATTAAAACTTGGTGAAATGGTTTTTAATCAGTTATTAGATGCTGAAATTATCAAAACAGATAGTGAAAATGTAATTATTTCATTCTTAGATGAGCAGTTGGAAGTCATTCAGGAAACTAAACAAAAGAACAGTGAAGCAGGTAAAAATTCAGCAGAAAAAAGAAAGAAACTTAAAGCATTAGTTGAACAGCCGTTGAACGAACATTCAACGACCGTTGAACAACCGTTGAACGAACAACCAACAGATAAGATAAGAGAAGATAAGAAAGAAGATAAGATTAGATTAGATAAGAATAATACAAATGGAGCGGTTAAAAATTTCAAAAAATTCACTAAAGAACAATTTGCTAATGATATTAAAGAATGCCACGATAAACTTGACAGAAAACTTACCACAGACAGGCTAAGAGATTTTTATCTTTATTGGACTGAACCTAATCAAAAAGGTATTATGCGTTTTCAGCTTCAGCAAACATGGGAAACAGGGCGAAGGTTAGCGACATGGAGAGACAGGGACAAAACATCAAATCAAGTTACAAACACAAGGGAGAAAATGAATTAAACTAAATATGAGAACACTATTTTTATTTTTGGCAATTAAATTGAAAAACAATGGAAATTATTAAAGTAATTGAAGAAAGCGGAGTTGAGCAACAAACTGCATTAACTCTTAAAGAATCATTTTTGCCTTTTTTTGAAAAAGCGCAGGAATGGGCTGAAAAAGCAAAAACACTTGTAGTTACAGACATAACGCAAACAAGGGAAATGAGAATGGCAAAAGAAGCCAGATTAGCGTTAAGGGATATTAGGATTGAAGCTGATAAAAAGAGAAAAGCACTTAAGGAAGATTCTTTGAGGTATGGCAAAGCGGTTCAGGGTGTTTATAATGTCATTGAATATTTGATCGTTCCTATTGAAAAACATTTGGAAGATCAAGAAAAATTCATACAGATTCAGGAAGCAAAAAGAATTGAATTATTAAAAAATGAGCGTGAAGAAGAATTAAGGCCGTTTGCTGAATTTGTACCTTTTAATCTAAACTTGGGAATGTTATCAAATGAAGATTACCAAAAAACATTGAACGGCGCAAAGTTGCAATTTCAGGAAAAGATTGACGCTGAAAGAAAAGCAGAATTAGATCGTATTGCGAAGGAAAAAGCAGAAGCAGAAGAAAGAGAAAGAATTAGACTTGAAAACGAAAAACTGAAAAAAGAAGCTGAAAAAAGGGAGAAAGAATTAAAGGCTGAAATGGAAAAAATAGCAAAGGAAAAACTTGAAGCTGAAAAGAAACTACAAAAAGAAAGAGAAGAAGCTCAAAGGAAATTAAATGAGGAAAGAAAGCAAAGGGAGCAATTAGCTGCAAAGATTGAAGCCGATAGAATAACAAAGGAAAAAGCAGAAAAAGAATTGCAAGAAAAAGCAGCTAAAGAAATGAAGGAAAAACTTGAAGCTGAAAAGAAACTTGCGGCAGCCCCAGATGTTGAAAAGTTAAAATTATGGGCTTATGAAATTTCTAAGATTTCAGTTCCGGATTTGAAAACAGAAAGTGCAAAGGTATTAGCTGTAAATGTATCAGAATTACTTGTTAGAGTGTCAAATTATATTTTAAATAATTTAGAAAAAATCAATTAACAATGAAAACAATTATGTTATTTTTGGCAATGATTATCGGATGCACTCTACAAGCGCAAGAAGTTAAATTGAATATTCCTAAACAAAAGTTTGAATTAAAAGGAATGCAGTATGCCGGATTGGGATTACTTTTCATTGGGGGGGGTAGCCGATGGATATAACCAAGTAGTCAGACATCATTATTACATAATGAAAGAAATACACCCAAATATTAACGATGGATTTTGGGGAGCAGACCAATGGAAGAACAAATGGCAGTTAGACGCTAATGGAGAGTTAATTCCTTATGGCAGGGATGGATGGGCTGTACCTAACTACAAAGAAAAGTTTTGGGGTAGTTCACGTTGGTTTGTTTCTGTAACTGATGCACACCATTTAACACGAGAGATTGACCGATTTACCACAATTAGCGGAAGCATGATGCTAACGATAGGTGAAAAGAAACCATTTAGTCATTATGCTAAACTATTTATTTTAGGAGCGTTGGCAAGATCAGTAGGATTTGTATTGGTTCACGATGTAATTTATAAATAATATGAGAGAGATTAAATTTAGGGCATTAAAAGACGACATCTCAAATTGTAATTTCTTGTATGGACATTTGATTTATGATGATGAAGAAGTCCCTATAATTTTTTATAAAGACGATGAAAACGGTCATATTCGTAGAAATACATGCTTAAAAGGAACTGAAGGTCAATTCACCGGATTATACGACAAAAACGGTAAAGAGATATACGAAGGTGATCTATTACATAGGTATATGAATGTATATTGGAAAGTTGTATTTGAAAATTCAGAGTGGAGGGCTGTTGGATTTTCGGTATTATATCTGAGTGCAAATCAATTTATTGAATGCGAAGTTGTCGGGAATATTCACGAAAACCCAGAATTATTAAAATAAATTTGCATAAGACATTAAAAATTAGTAAATTTCATAAAAATTAAACTATGAAAGCAAATGAATTAAGGATTGGGAATTATTTATTATTGTGCAATGAAATTGTAAATATTTCAGCAGGATTTATTGCTGATTATGATTTTTCAAAGCGCAATAAATTTAACGAAAATACTCCAATTAGGGAAAATGATGTAAGCCCTATTCCATTAACTGAAGAATGGATATTGAAGTTTGGGTTTGAAAAAGAGTTTGAACATATTTTTATATTTCCTAATAATATGTCTATTAGAATTGTTGGGTATGCTTGGAATATTCAAATGTTTGATTTATGCTGTGAATGGTACGACACACCAATACGGTCAATAAAATATATCCACCAACTCCAAAACCTATACTTTGCATTGACCGGAGAAGAATTAGAATTAAAAAATCAATAAACTATGAACATAGCAATTTTTACAGGAAGAATCGGGAAAAAGGATTTATTTGAAACTCCAAGCGGAGATGTAATTACTTTCTCCATAGCTATTAATGACAACTACAAAAACAAAGAGGGTAATTGGGTAGAGAGGACACATTGGGTAAAAGTGGCAAAATGGAAACCATCTGAGTTAATAAAAGGAATTAGTAAAGGCGATGAAGTTTTGGTTGAAGCCAAGATTGAAGAAAACGAATGGACAAAAGATGACGGAACAAAGCAGAAGTTTATCAACTTTAATGCAAGGTCTATTAAGCGTATTGCGACATCAAAAATAGGCGATAAGAAAGGAAACGAACAGAATTATCCTGAATCTGATGATATACCGTTCTGATCATGGAAGGCAAAATATTACCTCAATATTTGGAATTAGAAGAAGTCATTTTAGGCTATCTTTTAAGTTATTCAAATAGTGCAAACATAATTTTCACCAATTTGCAGGATATTGATTTTTACAGGTACGAACACCAAGTAATTTTCAATGCAGCAAAAGAAATATATGTTAAAGGTGGCAAGGTAGATTTATTCACTGTTCTTGATAAGATAAAAGGATCAGGGATAAATGCAGCCTTACTGATGGATTACAGTAACAAGGTAGTCAGTACTGCACACATTGAGGAGCATATTGCAGTCTTAAAGGATTACAGCGCAAGGAGACAATTTATTCAAAAAAGCCATGAAGCTATAAGGCAGGCATACGAAGGCGAATCCAGCAAGGAGTTAATCAGTAGTCATGTTATCGAATGTGAAAACATTTTAAATAGGGTTCAAGTAGAGAATGAATTAAGTTTTAAAGAATTTAGTTTTAAAGTTTTTGAAGAAACCAAGATACACAATTCTGTTTATTTGGGGATTCCTACCGGATGGAGCGTTTTCGACAAATATACTTCCGGTTTTAGCAAAGGGGATTTGATTATAATTTCAGCCGGAGCAGGAGAGGGCAAAAGTAGTTTTGCGCTTAATATAGCATCTAATATCAGAGAAGGCAGAACTCTATTTTTTTCCTATGAGATGAAAAAACAGCAGCTAATTTGGAAACTAATGGCTGCGGAGATGAATCTCAGTGTTACTGATATTCGCATAGGCAGAGCAAGTCAGGCACAAATGGAAGCGTGCAAGTTTTACGAAAACGACTTTGTATTGAACGATAAATGTCCTGACTTAGCTGAATTGATTTCCTTATGCAAGTATGAAAAGGCTAAATGCATCAAAGAAGGAATTGAATTGAAATGTTTGATTATTGATTACCTTCAGCTTATTCCACTTGGCTTATATGGTAAGAGAGGGCAAACACGAAATGACGAGGTAAGCATAATCACAAGGAAACTTAAAATGCTTGCAATGGAATTAGATTTGCCGATTATAGCGTTAAGTCAGGTCAGTAGGGATAAGAGCAGAAAGACCTATGTACTTTCAGACCTTAGAGAAAGCGGAAGTATTGAACAGGATGCAGATGGAGTGGTTTTCATTTGGAGACCAGAAGCTCATGGACATACGGATTACAATTTATGTGGAGATGTTATTCAAACAGATAGAACGGATGCATTCTTTATCATAGCCAAGTGGAGGTTAGGTAAAATTGGCGAGTTCAGAATGAAATTCAGGGGTGAGTTTTCAAGGTTTGAGGATTATTCGGAAGAAGTATTTAATAAAAGTTTTAAAAGATTAGATGATTTACCGTTTTGATATTACCAAAATAAATATGTAAAAAATAAATGGTTAATAACCACAGAAATATAAAAAGTTTGTGTATATTTGTAGTATAAACTAACAAAAAAGAGATTATGATTTTACAATTTTTTTTAGTATTGCTTTTGATATATATTTTGGTGTGTAAAAAATATCAAATTTATAATGAAATAAGGCAATATTATTCAAAAAAATATCATAATAAAGGTTGGTATAATAAGTCATTTAAGACGACACGTTTAATTACCGTAAAATATGATGTTAGTAATGTGATGTGCTTGTAATTATTACCTTATTATGATAGTAATTATCATCGGGGGTGCGACCGAGTAAAAAACGCACAATTTTAAAATCAAATATAATGAAACTAACAATAGAAACAAAGGATATAATGCAGGCTAAAAGGATGCTAAAGGCAGACGACATGGCTTACTTTATATTTTGGATTAAAAACAATGCATGGCGAAAATTTGAGGACAGCGAAGTAGATTACAGACCTGTATTTGATGAAATAAATGAAATGATTAATGCTTATGGAATTAATATTGACGAATTAGTAGGATAATGAAAAAGCACGAATTAACAGAAATGGAAATAATGCATCTTAGCCAGTGTATGTGTTGGATGATGCCAGATAATGTGGATGATTCATTTAATGAGCTTGACATAGAAATAAGGTGGCAAGAAAACTACTGTATAATGTATGAATGCCAGCAAACAGGAGATCAGGAATGGTTGTTTAATTTCAATATGAATTAATGAAAATAACCGTATTCCTTCCTGATGGCAAAATTCACGTTGAAGGAGAAAAGACAAGGGAGCAGCTTGTTAGCAAAGCAAAAGAAATATTACAAAGCAAGTACAATGTATTTCACTTGAAGAATGGAACATACATTGCGGTAAAGAAAGAATTATTAACTAAATAAAAAACAATGAAAACACTTTTAATTTTTGCGATTTTAATGGGTATTATCTTTATGTTTTTTGCTTTCTCCATAGTATGGATAAGGGATAAATTCAAAGACTATGACGACACTATTGAAAAAGAAATGGAAGAAATGAAAAGATTCTATGACGAAAATGAAACATTTATATGAAAACATACGAAGTAAAATTCAGCATTTACGGTAAAAAGTTAAAAGTAATAATTGAGGCCGAAAGCAAGGATCAAGCTCTAAGAATAATTAGAGCAGATTTAATTTTTCACTCAGTAAAGGAAGTTGAGACTGTAAGTGATCCTGAATTTGTCGGGAACAAGACGGCATTTAAAAATTTAATGGACATATTAAATCTTAAACCATGAAAGAAGATTATTCAAAACTAATTATGAATTACTTATTAGCTATTGCGTTAATTATTATAGCATTTTTATTAAGCTACAATGTAATGAATGCGCAGAGAGTTGATATAAGAACCAACAAAACTGAAAACAGGAAAACTCCTGAAATATCATTTATTCATCCATTATTCAAAGTACCAATGAATGATGGCAGTGAGGAAAATTTATTGCAAGCGAGTAACATTTACTTTTATCCTGACCAACTTACATGGATTGACCTTAGCAATCCTGTTCAACAGGGCGCATTCTTTCCTGATGCTATAAAGTACATTGAATTGCACGACTTAAAGATGGATGTCGCAACGGCAAAGGTAAACAGAATAATGAAAGACGTATCGGGTAATCTGATTGAAGTTTTGGAAAATAGGATCGTTTCAGAATACATGGTTATCGTTTACTTTAATGACGGAAGCACAAAAGAATTTCAAGCAAGGATAATCGCCAACAATGACATCCATGTAGATTACCCGGCTATTGTTCCCGGGAACAGATGGACATTCAAAGCCTCAAATGACGATGAAGGTTCATATTTTGGCAGGATTATTTCGGTAGATGAAGGGTTAAGTATTGATTATGACTAACAATTACAAGGGTGTTAATTTAAAAAGTAAAAAATGGATTTTATAACAGTAAAAGACGAAAACGGATTAGAACTTACCGTAACAACAGATCATCCAGAAGATTATCAGCCAATAATGGGTGGTATGGATATTTCCCCAACTTGGGAGGAATATTTGGCTGGTTACATAGACGAGTATAAACCACATTTTAGGTTAATAAAAAAAGCTATTGAAGAATTGGGGTGGGTTGGTGAAACAGCGGATAGAAAGGCAAATGATACTTTTTTTGTTTTTTCTGATAAAACTGCATTAGGTTTCAGTTGGCGTGCTTGGGGTGATTTAATGTCTGCAATAGTTGGCAAGAATGAGGGTTATATGGCTTATTATATGTAGATCGGTAGCCATTTTTGCTAACTCATTTATAACAACCACAAAACTGTACTTATCTGCCCAGATCGGTTGTATAAGAACCATTATGAGTAAATAATTTAAAATCGGATTATGTGAAAAATAATTACTTTTCCAAACTTAACGAAGAATTAGCCTTATCCAAGTCTGACATAATAGACTTGATGAATGAATCAGGACTAAGTGAATTGGAAGTTTTTTTACCAAAAATAATTAAGGATGCTGATATATACTTTTGCAGAGCTGTTAATCAGGTAGGAGTTAAAGGCAATGGTTACGATGAATGTGGAAAGTGGTGCAGTGATTACAAACCTAAAAACGGAAAGTCAGGTTGTTGTATGCATTATGGATTTTGCTATGAGCCAGGTGAACCCTTTCTTCTTCGTATTGACGGTAAAATAACACCTATAAAGATAGGTTAAACCCCCCGACTGACGATAAAAATATTTATATTGTTAGAAAGGTGAATCGATGTTTGGAATTTCGGGGGGTTTTTTAAAATTAAATAAATTAATAATATATGGAAATGTATAGGTTAAGGTATGATGGTAAAATAGAAAAAATAGAAATTATTAAAAGAACAGCTAAGACTGTCTTATACAAAAGAAAAGAATGTTATGGAGAATTTGAAGAAAGAGAATTATTGAAAACTTTGTACTCTTCATGGCATGATACTTTTGAAGATGCACGACAATTTTTTATTAAAAATAGTAATGGTATTATTGATGAATTATTAAAAAAGATAGACTATCATAAAGAACTAATTAAAAAAATTGAAACATTAGAACCTTTCTAAATGCCAAAAGTAAAAATTAAATGTCGCAATAATAATTGCTTAAGAATTGGCGATTTCAGTGATGGTAATGGTATATGTCCAAAGTGCATTAAGTTAATGACAGAAGGCATTAAAAAGCGAAAGAAGCCTATTTCCAAAAAGAGTTTGAGGCCAAGACCTGTTGCATATAAAAGGGCTTGCGATGCATTCCAAAAGAAAAGAAGACTTGAAGAAGCTAATGACGAAGGTAAATGTATTTGTGTAAATGGCGAATGGAGAGATTGGTGGTTGTGTGATGGAGGACATTTTTGGGGAAAGAAACAATATCCTAATGTTATTTTTGATCCAATGAATGTACATCCTCAGTCTAAAATGGCAAATAAAAATATGTCATGTGATCCGGCAGTAGTATTAGGTTACAAAGCATATTTAATAGATAGGTACGGACACGAAGCTTACAATGACTTGGAGAGACGGGCAAAGATACCTAAAAAATGGACTACATTTGAACTTGAAAAGTTGGCTGAAATATTTGAGCAGGAAATTGAAAAAATATTAAAGGAAAGAAACTGGAAGTAATGCCAATACAACCACGAAAGGAAAGACCACATAAGCCAACACGACCAAGAAAAGGTAATGCCGATTCAGGATTTTATGGTAGTGCCAAGTGGAAGAAACTAAGGTTTACTTATCGGTATTCGCACCCTTACTGCGAAGAATGTTTGAGAGAAAGTGGAGATTATGTTCCTATGTATATTGTAGACCACGTTATACCAATCAGTATTGGTGGAGCAAGTGATGATGATAGAAACTTTCAAAGTCTTTGTAGACAACACCACGACAGTAAAAGCGGCAGAGAAAGACATGGCATATATGAAGAATGGATATTGAATGAGCGAGGAGATAAGATACCGAAAAGAAATAGTGAATTTTAAAATAAATATAATGACAATAGAGCCACAAGTTAATAACATTAATATATATGTTGATGGAGAAAAAGTCGGAAGTAGTAAAAATATATCTTATCCCATTTCAAGGGGGTATTGGTTTGAATATTACTATAAAAGAGGTAATAAACTTTATTTCAGGGGTGAGATTGGGAAACTTATTATAGAAGTCAGCGATATAACTTTATATGAAAGTTTAAAGATTGGTAATAAATATGAAATATTACTTTAATAATTAATTATTAAAGGGGCAGGTTATTTCTAATTTCACTTTTCAAAACCAAAATGGTATTTTTCCGCGCACCTGCACGTATATATAGGGGAATAAAATAAAAGAAATTCATTGATAAATTTGTAGATTTGAGTAATAGTTAGTAAGTTTGCATTGTAAAATTTGGTTAGTTAATTTTTCGAGGTAGTCCTGTATAGTTCTCAGCTTGCAGGACTTTTTCATTTTAAGGCAATTTAAGTGATTTTGAATTGAAAGTGGCATAGTATAACCAAACGCAACAGATCGTTGAATACAGCGCAACTATCATAGCAAATTTAAAATAATAGCATACAGAATTGCATCCACAAAACGGATAAGATTTAAAATTGCACAAACTTAGATTTGTACAAAAAACAAAACAAAATTTGCACATCATCGAGCCTTGCGAAGAACAAAGTTTTGGAATCACAGAAAAGAAAAGGCGAAAAACAAACACGACATCAAAAGTTGCACAATAATTGCACAAATTAAACAATTCAAAAGTTGCCACCTATCAAGATTCACCAACCCGCCAAAAACACCAAAGATTTTTCCTAATAGAAAAAACC